CTTAAATCACCCCAAACTGTGCTTTGTAGGGCAAAGGTGGTTGTGTACCCACCTTGACCATCACTAACCCTTGTTGGAGCATAGATTCCAACCTCACGAGTCATCGTGTTGGCATCAATATAGTTTGCTTTCGCTTTTCCTAACTTCATATTATAAAATTGGGCTTATTCTTGTCCATCTTTGACACGCTTTCCAAGACTTCTCACAAATACCAGAATCACCATCTAATCCTCTATTCTCGTAGTCATAAGAGATTTGATCTAATATGGCTAATTTAAGGTCTTTAGGGATAGTTGTATAACCAGCCTCATAAGTAGCCTTTAAGTTGGCATATCTTGGGGAAGATAGTTTAGGGAACTCATTACCTATCAATTGTAGGTTAGGTGTTGTAACCTCTATTCCGTTTTGCTCCATATCAAACAACTCAAACGTATCAATATCAATTGGTCCGAATGGAATGTCAAAATTGCCACTCACGTTGTTGAAATAAGTAGTTATGTCTTTTGGAATAAAACTCAATCCTGTTGCAACTTCGATAGCTTCTCTTGCTTGTGTAATCATCAACGTAATCAAAGTATCTTCAGCGCTTGTAGTAACACGGCAATACAATTTTGCTTCCGCTAAAGTAACTGGCTCAACTATTGGTGCGATAGGAACGGCACTAAAGTCATTAATATAATTAGAATAAGACATACCCTTTTTTTACAAAATTACTTAATTTATTCTATTCTTTCTATTTTTCGCTGCCTCACTTAGTTTCTTCCTCCATTCATCGGTAATTACCCTTGACTTTAGCTTTTGCCTATGTTCTTCAGATAGTTTACGACCACTCATAGATTCGCTTATTCTATTTTTAGTTTCATCCGACCTTTTTAATCCTTTTCTTGCTTCGCTTAATTTTTTCTTCCATTCTTCACTTTGTTTCTTTCCTCTATTACCTTTACCAAGATTATATCTTGATTCATCAGTCAAGACTCTTTCTTTATTATATTTAATTACGGCATCAATAGCGTTTTGATTTGCTTTTCTACCTTTTAATGCGTTGCTAATCTTTTTCTTACTTTCCTCGCTATGACCACCACTAAATTCATCAGTTGCAACTAAAATGCAGTTCAAACCATTTTTACCAGTTGATTTATATAATTCTTGATAATATCTTTCAAGTATTGTTAAATTATTTTTATGACATTCTTGTACTAACTCAAAAGTATGATTTTCAACTCCATACTTAATTAGCGACCTATGTATTCTTGGTTGCTCTTTACATTTTAATAACTTGTAGTGTTTAATTCTTCTTTCAAAATCTATTGTTTGTCCAATATAAATTTTGCCATTAGGGTTTGTTATCTTGTATATACCTATCATAAAAAAGGGGTGCAGCTTTTAAACTACACCCCAAAGATAGGATATTTATTTCAACATTAAGAATATATCTTAAACGTTGCCCATGTCAGCATAAATTGCACTTGTAGTAAGCATGAGATTGATGTCTTCGTAGCACTCGATTCTCGCAGTTACCAAGTTCTTTTGGAAGTTTTCGCCATTCTCATAAGAGAACTCGATAGCTAAACCTTCAACTTCAACTCTCTCTAAGTAGCTATTGTCAAAGATTAAAACTTTGTCATCAGTTACCCAAGATGCAGAAATTACAGGAACTCCCCAGATTGTGATACCACCATTAGGGTTTACGATAACACTACCAGCACCAGCATAGTAACCAGCAGCGATAGTTGCTTTCAATAAGCGACCCATTTGTGTTTGAGATACTAAAGCATAAGAAGGAACAAAGTTCGCAGTCTTTTGGTTACCGATGTAATCAATCAATTGTAATAAATCGTTAGTTTCCGCAGTTGTAGTAGAACCAGTTGCAGCACCAGATACAGTAGAGAAAAATGCAGCGTTCTCAGCCTTAAAGAAATCTCTTTGTAACATTCTTGGTAAAGTTTGAGTCAAAAAAGGTAATGACTTTAACATTTGCTTAGAGAAAGTTGAGAAACCAGCAAGGTAGTCATTTACAACTTTAACTTCAGTCAAAGAGTAGTTGTTCTCACCTTTATCAGAACCTTCAGTTTGAGCAGCGATGTTGTTAGTTAAACCAGCGTTCTCACGATAGTAAACATACAATCCGCTTTCGCTTCTTACAGTTGGGATTAAATCTCTAAAGTTAATGCTTTGTGCTGGTTGGATAGCTGGGTTTGGAGCGTAAGACGCTTGAGCATCACCAGTTAAGTTACCAGATAAAGTCATTGTTTTAACGTCAGATAAATCTAAACGATACTTACCATTAGACTTTAAAGACTTTTCCATTGCATCAAAGTTGCCATCTAATTTCTCCATGATAACTTCGTCAATGTGCTTTACTTCTTTCTTAGCAGCTTTCTTTTGAGCAGCTAATTGAGAATCGATTTGTTTTTGTAACTCGTCTTTTACAACAGTTACTTGTGCAGCTACTTCTTTAATTTGAGCTTCTGCATTAGCTTGGAAACCTTTAAGGTTTTCAGCCATTTCGTTAATTAAATTTTCCATTTTTACTTTTTAAATAGATTGTTAAAATGTTTGATTGCTTTCAATACTTCTTCATTACTTTTCTCCTCTGGTGCTGGTGTCGGCTCAACTGCTTCAGCGGGTTGAGTGATAGTTTCAACAACTTCAAGTTCTAATAATGCAGCTTGTATTTGTTTTATTTGAATCTCCATTAAAGCAAAAGTGTCATCTGTAAAGGTTCCACCTCTAAATGCCTTAATCAAGTTTTCTAAACGCAAAGATAATACTTCCTTGTTTTGTTTAAATTCATTCTTGAAACCCAATGTTGGAGTTTCTGGATTAGCCGCCCAAAGTACCGCTGAACCTTCATAAAGTTTTAACTCTGTGATTGTTCTAACTCCAGTCTTTTGGTCAACTGTGCTTTTTAATGTAGTAAAACCGATTGAGTGTTGGTTGATTAAACCAGCTTCGTACAATTTGATTGCATCTTCGCCGCACTCTGTTTCTATCAAGTCAGTAACCGCAACAAGCATATCGCCTTCAATGTACAATTCTTTAGGCTTACCTAAAGTATGTGCCATGTCAGCTTTATGGTCTACTAAAGACCAAATCATATTCTTTCCTGCTGGTCCTCTTTCTTTAATTGTCTTTGTGAACGCATCAGCAACAATAATATCGCCATCTAAATCCACATTACCAATTCTTGACCAACACGCTTTAACTGTTCTTGTTTCTGGGGTTATGTCTAAAATCATTTCATCATATCCCTTTTGTTCAATTTTACTCATAAAACAAAGTTATTAATTTTTTTATTATTGTAATGCTTCTGCTATTAAATTGCCTATTTGTATTCCTGCTATATTTCCAAGTGTTGCCCAAATGAAACCCATATCTCCTTTTGGTGGGTATCTATCAAATGTTTTTAGTTTTCCGTTTGCATCTCTTTGAGCCTCGAAAGCAACAGTACAACGACAATTACAAGTATTAGCAGCACTTGCACCGCTATCGCATGGTTGCATCATTAATTCTACATTTCCGATATGTGTTCCACCTTTTGCCTTTGGACTTGTAGGAACTTTAAAAGGTTCATCAAATGCTACTTTAACTCCATCCATTACAAGATGGTCTGCGTAACTTGGAGGCATTCTTCTTGTTCTTGCATCTCTTGCTGAAATCCATTCTTTCATAGTTACTAATCCAGTTGCAGTTGCTCCAACCATAGCACCTAAGTTAGCCGCCCTTCCAGTTTCTGTTCTTGCTATAAGTTCCGCTCTAAAGTCAGTTATCCCAGCTTGTCTAAGCATTGGTATTAACTCTTGTATCGATAAGTTATTCTCAAAGCCTTTTTGTAGGTATGCAGCAATTTGATTAATAGTTGTGTTTGTGATTTCGTCTGCTATCTGGCTTACCCCTTGTCTTTCTAAGAATTGAAGAATAACATAAGAGTAAATATCCGTTTGGCTCATTTTTATTTCAAATGGCTCATAAAAGCCTTTTGTAGCCTTTTTAACAGACTTATTTGTCATTGTAGCCATCTTTGTACCTAAAGCAACGTGAAGCTGCTTAATGGTCTTAGAAATGCCTTTAGAAGATATTGCTGCGTAATCTTGGGTACGACAAAACGTATCTACTTGCTTTTGTAGTTCTTTTTTGAACTTAGGCGAGTATTGCTTTAGTGCGTTTGCATAAAGTTTTCGATAGTCTTGCCAAATCATTTATTAGGATTGTACGCCCAGTTCTTTAAGGATATATCCCTTTTAGATGGGCAAGTTTTAGATACTGGTTCTCCTTGTTCCATGTTCTTCATACGGCTAACAAAACTAATCGTTCTATTAGCTGATTTAACCTCGTTTGCACCCCACTCGCTTTTCTTCTTGCTAAGTAGGTTTAAGTTTCTTGTTATTGGGCTTCTATCTAATGAAGCTAACTTAGAGCAGTCTGTTTCGCTCCAAGCCTTTAACTCCGAATAAGACATATTTACTATGTCGTGATACTTAGAATAAACTTCGTCTATTATCTCGCTTAGGTCGGCTTTTAACTCAACCTTTAAATCAAATAAACTATCAATTAACTCTTGACTATTCATTTGGTAAGTTTAATGGTTGAAAGTCGTCAACTGGTTGCAAAGAACTTGGGATGTAAAGTTTCTCCATTTCTTCTTCTGGAATATAGTCTGGAATTTCTAATCCCATAATATCCATCTTTTGCTTAGGAGCAATCCACCAAGCCTTATCTAACCATTCTACTTGTTCGCTCTTGTTAGCTTCTAATTCTCCGTAAACAGATGCGTCAAAATCAACATAAATATTGGAACCTCTGTAACCCCAATCGCTATGCAACTTTCTATTGATGTTATCACGCATTGAAATCAACAAAGGCAAAGCACAACGTAAAGTCAAAGCCTTCTCACCTTCTCTTTGATTATTGTAAGTCTTATTCTCGCTATCGTTTAATAATTGTGCCGGTACTCCGTAAATATTGCAAAGTGCTTTCATATCCCACTTCTCACTTTCAATAATGTCAAGTTCTACCGGACTTAATCCTATTTGTTTCCAATCTACTTTATAACCACTAACCGCAATTGAATTAAAGTTAGCCGCTCCACCTTTCTCACTAACCGCTCTTTTAAGTGCTTGTGCTTGTTGGCTTCCACTAATTGGGTCAAAGCGTTCATCGTTCATAAAAAGAACTCCAGCTGGACCACCATTCTGGAAAGATGCAACCGCAGCAGTCTTGGCTTCGTTCGAACGAGTCAAGTTTCTCGCAGCAGCCATCAAAGGAGATTGACCATATAGTTGATTGCCAGTAGTATTCCATTGTGGGTTAAAGTATTTGTCTTGTAATATTTCTTGCTTAGTAAAGTTCCATAATGGTCCGTAATTTAACTGATAACCTGCTATTGTTGGAGGGAACTCTAATGTATTTGCTAAGATGTACATATATTGAGATGGAAGCACAAACAACTCGTAAGGTTTGCCGTTATTGTTCCCACCTTCAATCATTTTAGCATAAACAAAAGAGTTACCAGTAATTAACTTGAACCCAGCCCAAGCCTCAATCAAATCACCCCAAGTATCTTCTTCATTAGGGTATTTTAGTAACTCGTTAAGTCTTGCATCGCCAGTAAAAATCTCAAATGCTTTCTTATGTAGATTATTTACTTCTTTCCAGTTTTCAATCTTATCTGGTTGGCTCATTAAAGCCTTGTACTTTTTAGCTGATACTTCATCTACTACTTTGTAAACGTG